GGTGACTTTGCCAATAATGGCATACACAAAGGAGCAACGGCATGAGCCAATATAGCGGTATGTGGACTTTGAGCCAAGTTAGCCAAGCAATCAAAGATAATAATTGGACAAATTTGCCCCCCGCTGTTGTTGAGTATTTGATTGTTGCTGGAGGCGGTGGTGGCGCTGGTGTCAGTACAGCGGGCGCTGAAGGTGAGGGCGGCGGCGGCTCTGGTGGATTGCTTGCGGGATATGCAGGTATTACTCTTGGCGCTTCTTATACGGTAACTGTTGGCGGCGGCGGAGCAGGAGGTGGCACTAACGCTTCAGGTACTCAAGGCGATAATTCTGTTTTTAATTCTATTACTGCTACTGGTGGCGGTAGAGGTACTGCAAATGCCGTAGGTGGTAGTGGAGGTTCTGGCGGTGGTGGTGGTAGAGGTGATGGCACTAACTTCTACGCTGGTGGTTCTGGAACATCAGGACAAGGAAATTCTGGTGGCAGAGGATTAGTAGCTGGTCAAGGCGGTGGCGGTGGTGGCGCAGGGACTGTTGGACTTGTTGGTAGTGGTTCTGGTGCTGGAGTGCCCGCTGGTAATGGTGGTGCTGGCATAGCATCAGCTATATCTGGAACAGTTACTACCTATGCTGGTGGTGGCGGTGGTGGATGTGCTACATCAGGCTCTGGTGCTGGTGGAGTAGGCGGTGGTGGTAATGGCGGTGTTGCATCTGCTGGTTCCGCAGGAACTGTTAACACAGGCGGTGGTGGTGGTGGTGCAGGCGGTGCAGGCTCTTTTTCGGGCGGTGCAGGCGGTTCAGGCGTTGTCATTCTTCGCTACCCCGGTACTCTTGTTTTCTTTAGCGGCGGGACTACTGTAAGTAGCGGCGGCTATATTTCTCACATATTTACATCTTCAGGCACATTAGCGCCAATAGCCCCAACTGCGTCAGCGCAGACAACTGTATTTACTTCTTCCACTACATGGACTGCTCCAGTAGGCGCAACACAGGTTGAATATCTGGTTGTTGGCGGTGGAGCAGGTGCTGGTTCTAGGCGATCGGGCGGCGGCGGTGGCGGTGGTTTCCGCACTGCTACAGGTTTGTCTGTGACTGCTGGTACTACATACACAGTTACTGTGGGTGCTGGTGGTATAGGTGGTTCTGCGTCAGTATCACAAACTGGTACTAATGGTGGCGGTACTGCTCAAAATGGCGCGGCTGGCACAGCAGGGCAAGGAAACGCTGGTGGAAATGGCAGCACAACGGGTCAAAATTACCCCGGAGGCGGAGGCGGTGGCGCGGGTTCCGTAGGTGAATCTGGCCCCGGAAATGCATTTGGTGGTCAAGGTGGTACAGGTTTGTGTTCTTCTATTACTGGCGCACGAGTTTTCTATGCTGGCGGCGGTGGCGGCGGTATCAATTCTTTTGGTGGCGGTGGAGTTGCTTCTTTACCAACGGGCGGCGGTGGCGGCGCGGGTGGACGCAATAGCCCCGGTCTTGCAGCAACAGCTAACACAGGTGGAGGCGGCGGTGGAGCAGGTGGCGATGCCGCAAACGGTGGTGGCGCTGGTGGTTCTGGAATCGTAATCATTCGTTGGCCCCAATCACAATCAGCACCCACTTCCACAACAGGAAGCCCTCAGATAAACTACGCTGACGGGTATCAGATTTATACTTTCACATCTTCTGGCACTATTACTTTTTAAGGAGCTTAAACATGGCACATTTTGCTAAAGTAGAAAACGGTGTAGTGACGCAAGTCATCGTCATCGAGCAGGACGTTTTAAACCTTGGTCACTGGGGTGACCCAGCATCTTGGGTTCAGACAAGTTACAACACTTCTGGTGGTCAGCATCCTGAAGGCAGACCTCTCCATAAAAATTATGCGGGTTTGGGATATACGTGGGACGGCGTAGGCTTTGCACCCCCACAGCCATTTCCAAGCTGGACTAAAAACGCAGACACATATCTGTGGGAAGCGCCAACTCCAATGCCTGTAGTTGAAGGCAAGCGTTTTAATTGGGATGAGCCAACATTGTCATGGGTTGAAATCGTAGCGCCAACCGTTTAATATGAACAACAAAGCCAATCCATTACCGCCATTGGATGTACTGAACTCAACTTTTGAGATTCGGGATGGTGAACTTTTAACCAAAGTTAAATGGGGTAATAACAGATTCCCCGTTGGGTATAGGGTTGGAACTTTGTCCAAAGGTTATTTGTTGGTTAAGTTTGAACAGAAGAGATACTCTGTTCACCGAATCATCTTTTACATGATGCATGGTTACTGTCCCGAATACCTTGACCATATTGATGGCAATCGTTTAAACAACCGCATTGAAAACCTGCGCCCCGCTACACAGGCTCAAAACCTTTCTAACCGAACAATGTCAAGTAACAATACATCAGGTGTCAAGGGTGTAAGCTGGAGCAAAGCTAAAAAATGTTGGGAAGCCGAGATTGGTTATAACCATCAACGAAAAAAGTTGGGGTATTTTAAATCGCTAGATTTGGCTGAAGAGTTTGTTGATCTTGCTAGACAATTAGTACATGGTGACTTTGCCAATAATGGCATACACAAAGGAGCAACGGCATGAGCCAATATAGCGGTATGTGGACTTTGAGCCAAGTTAGCCAAGCAATCAAAGATAATAATTGGACAAATTTGCCCCC